AAGAACGAAAGATACCTCTTTGCCGAATTGTGGTTACCCACATCAACATGGGTGTCAAATTGTTCACCGGTACCTCCATTATAACACTTGACCCGGAACTCTTCAAGTGAGAGTGTGTTTGTTGGAAACCAGTGGGTTTCGACCCTGAGTTTGGACATATACTGAGAAAGTGCTTCCCTCGTGGGACCGATAAGATGATTCAGTAACTCCTTGTGATTTGCATTTAAGTTTACTTGAGTAAAGTTAATGACTTCATTTTTAACTTTCTCTTTTGACTTACTCATCTCAAAAACAAGACAGAGATAATCACAGAGTTCTCCATCTAAAACATCAGGATAAACTTTTATGAAATCTTCAAGGTGTCTCAATCGACTCTTTCCTCAAAGTATTGACCAACAATGATAACACTATTCGTGTCTTCCTTGGTGGCAACTGTTTGTCTTAATCTGTAAGAGTCATTATCGAGAAGCCGGATCTCTTCTCTATAGGAAACACCATCATATGATGTCACAAAGACCACAGTGTCATCATCAATCATGGTCATATCTGAGTTAGTTGGAGCATCAGAGAAGTAACCTTTGTCTCGTTTTAAAAGGTTACCATCAATCACCATACTCATATCACCATCACTGGCGTCACCTTCCCAACTGATTGAAACATGACTACCTTCGGTATTTACAGAGAAGTTGGTCGTATAGTTATCAGCCTTTCTCTTGGGTCCATACAAGTAACGTCGACTGGAAGTCCAGTTTCCATTACTGCGCCTGAACCATTTCATGAAGTTAGTCATTCATTTCCTCCATAGGAGTAGTTTTCTCTTGCAATGACATCGAGTTTTTCCATTACCTCTGGGGTGAAGTACTTCTCGGGGTCTTTGAGAACTTCTTTACCATAGATTTTCTTCCCATCGATTTCATATCGACCGGCTGTCTTCTTCCACAATCCACCAAGTTCACCAAGTTCGAGTAAGCCATAGTATGTGTCGAGTCCCCTCTTGTCATAGTATAACCTAATTTCTACCTGTTGGTTCTCTTTACTTAAACGTGACTTAGCAGTCTTTGCCTTGATAATGTTTCCAATGACTTCCGTTCCATCTTTTTCTTTCTTCTTACTAAGGTAGATGATAGTAGAAGCAGCGTACTTGAGCCCACTACCACCTCCCATTTCCTTCGTAGGTACATAGGATCCGATAACGTCGTAAGTGTGATTTGTGACAATGAGAGGTACATCAGCCTGTCCAAGTTTGAGAGTGAGCATTCTAAAGGCACCTTTGACCAATTGAGATTTGGTCATGTCACGAACGTTCTTGTCAGCAAGAGCGTCAGTGATTTCTTTTTCTGTAGAAAGCATACCGAGAGAGTCGAGAACAAACAACATTGGTTGTCGTTCTGATTCTTCGACTTTCAAATATTTATCCACACATTGTAGTGCTTTCGTCCTAAATTCTTCAATCGTAACAACATTCAGAACAACAACTCGCTCAGTGTCGATGTCTCTTGATTCGAGAAGAGAACGTGTGATAGCAGATTCGGTGTCGAAATATAAACAAACAGCATCAGGGTTACTAGCAAGAAAGCTACGAACGACCGCCAGTGCAAAGAAAGTCTTTCCTGTAGAGCTCTCGCCAGCGATTGCGGTAATCTTATTACCAGAAAAGCCACCGTTAATACTGCCACTAATAAGAGCATTAAAAATATACGAACCTGAATCAATATATCTTTCAGTTTCGTCAATATTGGATGCGATTGTTGCATACTCATCACCGATGTCTGAGATTAAGTCTTTGATAAACGTCATGAAAAGAAGTCAATAAGTGTTGCTGTGTGTTCTGTTTTCCACCCGATACACTCTAGGATGGATCTTAGTGGGTCGATGAAACCTTTGTCATACATTATATCATAATCAACATACTGAAGTAAATCCAAGTCGTTTGGAAAATCACTGATAAATGAAATGACATTCTCACCTGTTGGGTTGGGTATTTTGAGAAGACAATATTTGATCTTCTCACCATCCTGAATTAGGTTGTATTTCTTATCCAGTCCCTTCTCATGAATAAGGTGGTTGAACATCAACGACCCACGAACATGAATAGGTGTGGATTTTTTGTAGATGGTTGTCCCATCTCGATACTTATTTACATTGTTGGCTGATCGTGGGAAAGAAATTTGTTCAGGTGAAAGAGTATTAAACTCTTTCCTCTTCTCTTCAATGTAGTTGATGACTTCCTCTTCTGTTCCAGACATCACAAGATTAAGACAATCTTTGATGTACTTACGACAGGGAGCGGGTGTTGATGACTTCACAGCCTCAATACCCATCATCTTCAACTTGGGTTCATCATAACGAACACCTTCATTGTCCCACACATTCAGAATGTATCTCTTCTTGGCAGTCCATACACCCCTATTGGCGATACACTCTCGTTTCATCACCAGTGTCTTCTCATAACACTGGAGGTAATCGGAGAGTTCGTCATAGGAAGTATCAATGAAGGGGACGATTTTGTCCTCACAGAACTTATCTAAAACATCAACAACTCTCTTGGGGTCTTCAATAGAGTCACCAAACACACCAGTAACAAGATCACCAAGATTGAGATAGATTGAGTCCGTGTCGGAGGCAATAACATAGTCTTTCCCCTCAGTTTTAAGGATAGAGTTTACAAACTCATTTAGTTTCCTTTCAATCCAACGAATGCTTACCTGACCAGTTAGAGTAATAGCCTCTGCGTTTTCAAGTTTGTAGTGTCTGAAGTATTGATTACCCAAGGCACCATAGAGGGAGTTAAGACAAATCTTTCTCACCTGTTGGAAGTTACTGAACTTAGTAACATCTTTCACTGTTTGAGCATGTAGGTCTAACAACTCTTCTTTGCTGAGTGAAGACAAATCTACATCACTACTCTTAGTTTCGACCTTCTGGTCTGACTGGTCTAGGCCATCAAACATCTATGATGTCCTCCTTGTAATAGTATGGTTATTATAACTCATCGTTGACTTCTTCTCCACTCTGCCTCAGTTTTACAAAGTTCTGAGTGTCTGGATATGTGTAATCCCTCAATAAAGACCAGTAGTAGTGTCGACCCGATGATCGTTAGTATTAAGAGTTTCATAGTCCTCTTCGTTTCATTTCAGATTCTACATCAACTAATAGTTGTTTGTACTTCAACATTTTCTTCTTGTAACCAACACGTTCCTCATACATCTTGATAACCAACTCTGGCATGATGCCGGTCTTTTCTTTACTATATGTGGCACCATTGGCAGCAACACATACATCTTCTGATGTGAAGACGTCCACGTCTTTAGTGATGAACTTTTCAACATCAGCACCATTAAACTTCCCATCGAGAAGAGTTTCAGGTGAGATATTTAGGAACCGAATCAGAGAAGGATAAAGAGAGTTAAGGTCAAAGGAACAGACCCAGTCATAACCACCAGGTATAGGTTCTTTCACATAAGCACCAGCATACTGGTCTTTCTTATCAGAACGTTGAATAGGTGAAAGAACAATGTCTCGTTTCTTCAAGTAGTTGTAGATAATGATATCCCACAATCTCACCTGTTGGAAGGTGTCGGCATAGTTACACTTGGCATCATAAGCCATCAACATAACCAAGTCGATGAGTTTCATCTTCTCTTCGAGTCTATCCACTAGGTCGACGTCAACTAGGTTATAGTCAACAAACTTATTCCAACCATGGGTATAGAAGTCCCTGAAGGTTTCAAATTCAGAGTGGTCTAGTTTCTTCTGACCCAACTCGATGTCAGCAATAACATCCAGTCGATAGGACTCCCTATTGGTATAGGTAAACTTCTTGTAGATGTCCAGGTAGTCAAGAATAGTTACACCAGCAATGTCGTATCTCTGTACTTCTTTACCGATGCTATTTTTAACCATGTCGTACTTAACGAAAGACCAAGGAGATAACTTTTGAAGTTGTTTCTCACCCAGTATCCTACGGATACGATTACATAAGAATGGGATGTCAAACCCATCTACGTTCCAACCAGTGACAATCTCTGGTTCTACACCAGCCCACCACTCAAGGAATGTAGAGAGGAGGTCAAACTCATCACGACATTCAATATAATTTACATCATCACGAGTCTTCTCGTATGGTCTAGAACCAAAGGTGATAAGTTTCTTGGTTCTGAAGTTCTTTAAGGTGATAAGTAGAACTTCTTCTGCTGCTTCTTCTGGTTTGGGGAAACCATTCTCTGCAGATGTCTCAATATCAAGAGACCAGAGCTTGATCTTATCGGTGTCATACTGGATGTCACCTTCATACTCCTCAGACAGGAATTGATAGACGAATCTTTCAAAACCATAAACAGTCGTACCCGCCACATCACTATAGGTGGAAATAAACTCTTTACATTCTTTTATTGTCCCCGGTTGGATTGGTGTTACCTTAATACCATCAAGGGTTCTATACTTTGTTTCTTTCTTTGTAGGAAGAAAGAGGGTAGGACGAAAGGGGATCCTCTCTTTGAAGTGACCCCCTTTTTCATCGTCCCACCCTCTCAGGAGTATGCTGTTTCCATATGGTCTTGCGACTGTATAGAACTTCATTTAAGAACCTCTTGACGAAGTGTCGAGAGGTATTCTAGAACTTGTTCACGTATTTCCATGAGCTCATCGTAACAATATTGATTACGAGCACACTGACGTAGTTTTGGGTCTGGTTTTAACACAGACTCTTCAAACAGAGTTAAACCATCAAGGTAACTACTCTTCGACGTATTCGGGTTCATACTCATCGTCTTCATCAAGGGGGGAAAGTTGTTCTTCCTCATTTAGTATAACAGGTTTGGACTTGGGTTTCAAGTCCTCCTCAGTTTTACCTATTTTGTCAAGATACGCCTTTCTAACTTTTGGTGTGGGTGTCCCCACTGTTAAAAGACTATCTGAACCCAACAAAATATGTTCATCTTCAATATATTCTGGCCAAGGTCTCAGAACTAGTTTGGTCTTACCCGATATCAGGTGTGGTCGAATTAGATGTACTTTAGGTTCGTAATCTAATTCTTCAATCTGTGAGACCAGGACTTGTCCCGTCTTCAATACCAACGTCGACAGATCCATCATCATTTCCTTCAATGTTTACAGTTGATTCACTTTCGTTGGGTTGTGGGGGTACCACGACATCGTTATATGATGTTACAACATCACTTCTGGGTTCTAGAATAGAAACTACATGTTCTGCACGAACAGAGAAAGCCTGTTCATCAGATAGTGGGCACACAAGCCCGAAATTTACAGTAATGCCGCCACCTTCTGCTTCTGGTCGAGCAACATAGTTAACGAGTCTAGGATTTTCTAGCCAGTAACCAACTACACTTCCATCATCTTTGTTTTCTACTTGCTTCACTTCGGACACGATATGTTGCCCGACAGCATTGATTAATACTTTTACAGCCATTGGTTTGAATAAAGAGCAATATAATGGACTCCTCTATTATAACAGAGAAGTCCGGGTGTGTTTATTTAGAGTTAGGAAATAGGAAGCAACTTACGTTTTTGTGCTTCTGGTACTTCTTTACGGATGTCAAGAGTGAGGAGCCCGTCAACGTAATTGACGTTTTCCACCACCGCATCATCCGAGAGTCTCCAGTTACGGGCAAAGGTTCTCTGAGCCAGTCCCTTGTGAGTATATTCACGACCATCTGGTTCTTCTCTGAGGGTCCTGATGGTTAGAACATTCCTTTCAATGGCTACTTCGATTTCTTCTCGTTTGAAACCGGCAAGTGCAATCTCTAGTTGTTGCGTGACATCATCGATTTTGATGATGTTATAGGGTGGGTAGTTACTTGCAGCATTGTCTTGGAATGAATCCAGCTGCTTAAACATATCAGCAAGCCCAAGCGAAACGGGGCTATACTGTTCCCAGCGTGTAAGGTTATTCAAAGTTAACTCCTTTTTGGCAGTTAGTGTGTTGTGTGGACCCCGAAGGCATCCGTTTGTGTCAAAGGGGGAGCGAACTCCCTGTCCCCTGACACACTAATTATAATAGAAACACGACTGCTTGTGAGTGGGGAAAACCCTACTCAGGCTGGAGCGACAGGTCCGTAGACTGTTCCTTGTGCAACTACCTGTACACCATCAGCATCAGTTGCCCTTGATTGAAGTCTAATATACTTACCCTCAACAGTAGCATTGAGTGCTTTTCCAGGTGGTGTAATCAAAATAGTTGAAGGATCATATACCGTCCAAGGACTCTCGAAACCACTCCACGTAGCACCAACACCGGTATCCGATTGTTGCCATTGATATTCATATACTACTGGAGTAACACCACCAAGGAAGGTGGGCACACCGGTAAGATTGAGTTCCACTCCAACTTTCACTTCACCCTCTAGAGTACTGGTACCGCTTGACGTAAGAGCAGTATATCCAGTGAAGGGTGCTTGATAACTATCACCAAACAGGAAGTTCTTTGGACCAACAGAGCCGAATACTTCAGCCGTTGTGTCGGGTTGGCCATTATCTAACAGAGCTTCACCTGCTACCAGGATTTCATCCCAGAAATTGTCGGCATCATTACTCTTATCATAATTCTTGTAATGTCTATACGCCCATCCCTCGTCAGAGAAATAAACATTATCCCTGTCCATAACAGGATTTGCTCTCAAGAAACAGGTTAGGTCAGATCTGTCGTTCTTTCTTGGCATTAGTCTGATTCTCCAGCACGAGACTTGTAGGGGTCATCCTTCTTTGTATTTGCTGCGTAATTCTTTGCTTTCTGTGCTTTCTGTTCATCAGACTCCTCTTTCTTAGGTGCCTTGGGGTCAATAATAACACCTTTACCATATTTGTCGGTAAGTTGCTTCTTAACCATGTCCAAAGCACTCATCTTATCCCCCTCTTGAAGAATACCAACTTCTACTAGAGAGTCGATAACTTCCTCAACGACGGTAGGTGCCATCAAGTTCATATCTTTATCATACTTTACATTGACCTTTGAAGGTTCTTTGTGGTCTTTGATGGAAGGCCACTTATCTTCTTTCTTTTCGTAAATACTATTGTACGCATCTCGCATACTATAAGTTCTTTGCATGGTCAGTCCTGTTTTGAACTATTTATATCACAGGTTAACTCACATTTTCCACCTTGATATTCAGAATCGGGGATGAATGGATAACCTCCACACAAAGCACTTCTACACGAGCGTCCCATGAAACCTTCTGACCCTTCTGAGTGCTTCGAGGTCCATGTTTTTTGTTCCGCCGTCGTACGCATGTGCATATCCTTCTTTTATCATTTGTTCGTTGACTGACACGCCGATGTCCCCAATGAAAATCCAACCCAGAAGACGCCCGTACTTCCCAAAGCCACCAACAAGTTCAGTGCGGATAACAATATCATCACCGTCATCCAACGCTTTCTTGAGTCGGTCTTTAAGCCAATTAGTTGCATCAATTCCAAGAGCCTTCTCCTCTAAGTTTCTGGTCCTTTTTTCCGGTGTATCAATTCCTGCAATTCTAACTCTTTCTTTCTTGTATAGATCAAACCCGAGGTCAATAGTAACATCAATAGTATCGCCATCTACAACCTTATTTACTTTAATAACACGAAAATTGTAACAAGATACTCTACTGGGGGGTTTCATTCTTTTTGCTCCCGATAGAGTATTTCGGAATTAGTTCCCACTCAGCTTTCTCTTTATGTGGGAGAATTTTGATTTGACTAACAGAAGAAGCCTCTGCAATCATTTCTTCACTGACAACAGAAACCAAACCCCAGTCAGACAGGAGTTTGGTGATTCTATTTCTTCTCTGCATATCGTTCTCAGAGAAGTCAGAGTTCTTACCATCAAGAAGAAACAATTCTTTGAAGTGTACGATATAATACCTGCCCTGTTTGTGGAGAATGTGACAGGATTGGTAGAGTTTGTTTTCGTTACGACTCGCCACACCAATTCGAGTCAGGGTCTCACGTACTTTGAGGAAATCGTCAGGTTGCTTCAAAGTCACTTCGACCATATGGTCGGCATTCCAATCCATTTTTATAAGGAAGTTTATTTAACTTCATTATTTAGTTATCGGATGATGTCTATATCCATTCCGGTGCCTTGGATCTCAAGTTGAGTCCTCAATTGACCCTCAGCACGAAGTTTCTCCCATCTCTTCTGTGCTTTCTTTTTCCACCAAGCAATGATGTTTTCGAGGTGATGTTTGTCCCAATTTTGTTGGTTGACAATAGGGTCAGCACCACGAAGCAACACATCAGATACATTATCATATCCATATGAACAATGATAATATCTTTTCTTTTCTGTGAGTTGTTTCGCTTCAGTGAGGGCTACATTGAGTTCACTCAGTTTATCTGTGAGTTTGTGTTCCTTTAGACTATTCTTGATGATGGACTTCATCTTCTGTTGTGTTCTGTCCTT